GAACTTCCGCTCTAATAATTATGTGGCGGTGTTCCATTAAAAAGACCTCCACAATTCTATACCTTCAATTATTATTATAACTAATAGTTCTACTGCAAGTACCGTATGGTATATTGTCCATAAGACTGATTGTTTTTGTTTTTTGTGAGCGCCACAACATTTAACTCTAGGTTTGTCGATGTCGTCAAATATACTGCTATTTGTCATTTTCCTTGTCCTTTATTTTTTAATTGTTTTCTCGTACGTCCTTGACGTTTTTTTTTGTTCATCATGCTAGTGCTAGGGTTTTTACCAATACTGGTTTTTTTATACTTAGCACTTGTTTCATGTGTTACTTCATTAAGTAAATTGTTTTTCTTTTTAGGCATTATGCGTGACAAGCAAGACACTCATCTTCAATAGCGTCTGGTCTAATCTTCCTTTCAATTTTTGTTGATATAATTTCTGCTCTTTTAATTGCCTCTGAACGGCAATAATAAAGTGTCTTCAAACCTTTTTTCCAGGCTGACAAATGTAACAAATGTAATTCTTTTATATTAACATCAGCAGGTACAAATATGTTTACACTTTGAGATTGGCAAATATGTTTTTGTCTGTCTGCAGCTAGGTCAATAATCCATCGTTGGTCTATCTCAATAGCTGTAGCAAAAACATCTTTTTCCCACTCAGTTAATTCATCTAAATGTTTTACTGAACCTCTTTTTGCTAAAATACTTTTCCAAGTGTTGTCATTGTCAATTCCTTTTTCTTTTAACAAAGCTTGTAAAAATTTATTTTTCATTAAAAATGTACCGCTCATAGTTTTTTGACTATAAACATTTGCTCTGATTGGCTCGATAGATGGACTGGTACTTCCACAAATAATACTGCTTGTTGCGTTAGGTGCAATGGCTAGTAAGTGTGCGTTTCGTAATCCAGTGCCAACCATATCTGGAGCTTCACCTTTTTCTACAGCTAATTGTTTTGATGTTTCCGTAGCTTGTTTTTTTATATTTTCAAAAATAATATTGTTTTGTGCTTTTGCTAAAACACTTCCAAAAGGAATCTTTTTACTTTGTAAGTAAGAGTGGAAACCCATTGTGCCAAGTCCAATACTACGCTCACGCATAGCTGAATACTTAGCACGATGCAGAAAATCAGTAGCGTTATTAATAAAATACTCCAATACGTTATCGAGAAAACGCACGACATCAGGTATGAACTTATCGTTGTCTTTCCATTCATCATATTTTTCTAAGTTAAGAGAAGACAAACAACAAACAGCTGTTCGTTCTTCGTTGGTTGGTAATGTAATTTCACTGCAAAGATTTGAGTGGTGTACTTTTAATCCAATTTTCTTCTGAGACTCCGGCAAAGACTTTTGCACTGTGTCAATGTAGCAGATATAAGGTTCACCAGTTGCCACTCTAGTCTCAAGAATTTTTTGCCATAGTTTTTTAGCAGAGATTTTTCTAACAATTTTTCCTGTGTGTGGGTCAACAAGTTCCCAAGTATCATCGGCACTAGGGTCAATAGTGCAATTGTCAATAACAGACATAAACTTATCAGATATGTTAATACCATGATGAAGATTAAGACACTTACGATGCACGTCACCCCCACTTGGTTTACGCATTTCAATAAACTCTTCAATTTCTGGGTGGGATATATCTTGATATGCTGCATAACTTCCTCTTCTAGTTTTACCTTGAGAGAATGCTAACATTTCAGAGTCAACTACGTGCATAAATGGAATACTTCCAGTAGAGATTGAGCCACCAGAAGTTTCTGAACCATCACTTCTAACGTGTCCCCAATGTCCACCTATTCCACCACCCACTGTAGCTAACCATGCATTCTCTGTGTAGTGTTCGGTTAATCCTATTCGACTATCTGGAACATAATTTAGAAAGCACGAAATAGGCATTCCTCTTTTAGTTCCACCATTAGTTAAAATAGGAGTGGAAAACATGAACCATAGATTAGACGCATACGAATATATTCTGTCAGCCATAGCAGTATCATCTGAAAATGTTTTCGATGCTCTATAGAAAGCTTCTTGAGGACTGTTCTCTTCGTCAGTTAAATATCTATCTTTTAATATTCTCAGTCCTGCGTCTGACAATAATGCGTCTTTACTATAATCCATGTTATTCCTGTTCCGTTTTTTTAAGTTGTTTATTAATAATAAAATCTATGTACTGTTTAGCTTTCAATAAATCTTGAACACCGTTCTTCTTAGTGTGTCTCAAAAGATATTTGATAACGTTCCCAGTACAAAAATCTAATTTGTTTGCTATGATAAAATCGATTGGTTCAATTTTATGCTGTGTGTAGTGCGGAGGTTCTTTAATTAAATCTGCCATTGTGTAACCTCATGTGTTTGTTTATTGTATTCCCCGTGTCGTAGTATTCTGGCTACCCTAGCTTGTTGTAATGCATCATGCTCTTGCAATCCTTCTTTTGCGTAAGCTTTAATTACTAAGTCCCATTGTTCTTTTATAGGTAACTTTTTATCTTTTAATATTTTCTGTGCTGTAACAATTCCAATTTTTGGACAGCCAGAAAAATTGTCAACAGAATCTCCAGTCAGTGTTTGGATTAAGTGCCACCAATCACATTCAGTTTTAGAACGTTTAATTATAGTTCTACCATCTTGTGATAGTTTTCCTGGAATTTGTCTTAGGTCTTTATCTAAAGAACAAATAATTTTTTCTTCTTTATTATTTGGTTCAGTAGCTAGTATGCCTAGGACATCATCTGCCTCTAAATTAGGATAGATGACTGCATCGTATTCTTCTATAAGCCATTTTCTCATTGCCCCTAATATTAAAGGTTTACGTTTTTCTTTACGGTTATCTTTATAGCTAGGTAAGATGTCTTTTCTAAAGTTGACACCATCTGTTAGTGCAATTGTTATATTACTGGCGTTTAGATTTTCTTTTAAGTTTTCTATTTCAGATAAAATATTATATTTACCTTGGTTCTCATCAGCGTGTAATGTCCATACTGTTGAGTCTTCCCACTTAATACTATGTTCTGCCATAGTAGATGCTTTGTAAGCAATGATGTCTCCATCAATTAAGAGTCTTCTCTTCATGGATTATATCCTCCTACGGATTGGTTAAGTTAAATTTTTTGATTGGAATAATTCTTTCAAAGGAATTAAAATGCATTTACTTGCATGGTGGTCACCAATCATTTTAAAATTGTCTTTAAATTTATCAGCAATCTTTTTAAGTTTTGGTACTTCAAAGATTAATTTACAATAATCCTCTTTACCTATTGCTAATATGTGAACCCAATAGTCAGCTTCCGTTTTAGCTAAACCACTAGGCTTACCCCAACACTCAATTTCTATTGCAATGTTGCCAGTCTTTGCCCACCAGTCTCTTTCTGTTTTAACTTCTAGTTTGTTTTTATTTTTGTCTAACAACGAAACAACTTTCTGTTCTCGCTCTTGTCCATATTTTAAATCAATATCAAATTTACTGTTTTTCATTAATGTGTTTCACTCCAATTGTTACCTATTTTATATTCGCCTGTTAACGGCACTCGTAATTGGAAGTGTTCACCAGTTCGTTTAATACATTCGACAGCCAACTCTCCTATTTCTTTTGCTTTGTCTTCATCACACTCAACTTGTATTTCATCATGTACCCATAATATTTGTTGAACGCCTAAAGTGTTTTTAACAGTGTTATCAAACTCAACTAACCATTGTTTACAAACGGCTGCGCCTGCCCCTTGCAACAAAGTGTTAAGTGCGCTGAAAGTATTTCTTACTTTGATTTGTCTTTTATCAAGACCAACCAAATAACCACGTTCAGCAGAAAGTTGTACTTGTTTGATTAATTTATTTAATGCAGGCAATCTATCTAAGAAACGCTTTTTAACTTTTGCTGCTTCTTTATTAGTTTTGCCAGTTACCTCTGCGATTTTTGAAACTCCCGCACCGTAAAGCCAGGCGTACAAAAATCTCTTACTTTGGTCTCTGGTTTCTAAACCCGCATTGTGTTGATTAGTAGTGTGTATATCACCGTTGACTACAACGTCAGCGTATGCACCACCATCAAATTTAGCAATGTAATGTCCAAGCAATCGCAACTCAAGACCACTTACATCTATTCCGATTAATACTTTACCTTTTGGTACAGTAAATAATTCTCTAAACTCTTTTCCGTAAGGAACATTGACAGAGGGAACTTGTTGTAAGTTTGGTTTCATTGCAGTAGCACGGCCTGTGACTGCGTTGTTTGTATTTACTGTTCCATGTATTCTACCATTACGTTCTAGTTTTAGATAAGCTTGATTACCTTCGGCTAACATTCCAATTCTTTTTTCTAAAAGAAAATATTTTGCTAACAGTTTTGCTTCTGGATAATCTAAATTATTTAAAACAGTATCATCTACTTTTGGTTTACCATCTGGTGTAAAGTCTTTTGGTTTCCAATTGTATTTATCAATTAATCTTTCAGCTATATGCATTCTGCTTGAAGGATTGAACTCTACAATTTTATCTTTTAATGGCTTACCAGTTTTTTCAGAAACTCTTTTAACCACTATAGGTTTAAATGTTTCTTCCATTTCTTTAGTTATCTTATCTCTTTGACCGGACAGGTCTGCGTATAACTTGACAGCTTTTTCTTTGTCAAACATTACACCATATCTTTCTTGTCTAGATATAAGAGTGGCTACAGAGTGTTCGAGATTTAAAGATTCTTCCGAATATTTTTTACCCAAAATTATTTGGTAAAGATTGAAAGTCACTTCTACATCTTGAACACAATATTCTAACATTTCATTTGAAAATTCTTTCCAGTCTGTTTCAAACTCTTGCTTATAATTTCCTAGTCTAACACCCCATGCTTTTAAACTGTGCTTGTTGACTAATTTTGTAGGAAAATTTTTTGTATGTACTCGTTTCATATCAGACTCTAATAAGTCAGACCAAATCAAACGGGTAGCAACTAATGTGTCAAAAACTTTTGCTTTAGTTTTGAAGTTATATAATTTTTCTAATACAGGAACATCAAACTTAATTATATTATGTCCGATAATAAGTTCAGCATTACATAGTTTGTCTATAGCTTGGTCGTTAGATAAAGTTAATACTTCTTTAGTCTCTATATCTTTTAATACTATGCAATGCACCTTCGTACATTCTTCTAATAAGTTGTCTGTTTCTATATCAAAACAGTATTTACTCATGATTTTATTTTCCTTATTTTTAAAACATTAACTGTTGGCATTGTTGTTACATTGCCGACATCACCTAATGTTCCATCGTCATTAAAATTAACGTCACCCGCTATGATATGAACATCTTTGTCTGCTCTAATCAGCCATCCCGCTGTAATACAGATTGTAACTTTACTAGCTTTAGCTTCTTTTAAATTTAACCAAGCTGCATTTGAGTTAATATCTTTCCAGTGACAATGCACAAATGGTGCGTTAAGTATTTTTTTATTTATAGTTGGTAGTTTCATATTAATGTACCGTGGCTTGTGCTACTTCAACACGACAAGCTGCTTCATCGTACATTGAAATTTCATTCAACATCATTTCTGCAGCAAGTCTAACCAGAGTGTTTGGAACACTTATGGTAGCCATCATTGAAGGATTCTTTCTACAAAGTTCGATAGCGTCATGTACTTCACGAGTAATGTTCCAATCTTTTTTTGTTTTAGAAATCCTTTTCATGCCCTTCCTTTATTTCAGTTAGACACGCAGTCTCAGAGTCAAAATACAATAGTCCGCATTTGCCAGTGTCTCCTGTGTGTCGGTTTTTTAATACACGTAACGTTGTGTAATTTTTATTCTCATCATCTTGTTGGTTTTTTTCTAAAGAAATTACGCCATCACTTAATTGACTAATGGCTGAACTGCCTCTCAAACTATTTAGTGATGTTTGTAATCCGTCTTCGTAACCCTTATTTCCTTCGGGTCTTTTTAAATGATTAACAACAAATAAACCTATGCCAGTAGACTCAACTAAACTTCTTAGTTTAGTCATTGTGACATCAATTAATTTACGTTCATCAAAACTTTCAAGTCCACTAATAACAATAGATAAGTGGTCAAGTATTATCCAATTTACATTTAATCCTTTTGCAAGATATTGAATTTTAGATAATAAATTTTCTGATTGAGTTGAGCCAAAGTGGTCAAACATATAAAACAAACCACTTCCAACTGTGCTATCAAAACTTTTCTTAAAATCTTCTTTACTTACGTTGTCTTTAGATAAGTGTAATGGTTTTTTTAAATCAATTCCCATTATACCTAATGCAGAACGCTTAACACTTTCTTCCAGTGCAATGTAACCTACACTCTCACCTTGTTTTAAAAGATGATGTGCTATTTGTCTGCAAAGTTGTGACTTACCTTGTCCAGTTCCACTTGTGATAGTTATTAACTCACCTCTTCTCATGCCCAATGTTTTTTTATTTAAACATTCAAAAGGGTATGGAATAGTTTGTGTTGTATCTTCACGAGTTATTAAATCATAAACCTCTGTTCCAGATACGATACCATCGGGTCTATAAGTTTTTGCACCCCACATACAATCAATAAGTTTTGCAGTTTCTCCTTCAACCAACATTTCATTGGCATCTTTTCTTGGGAGTGTTGCAATCTTACATTTACCTGGAGTAAATAATTTAGAGCATTCTTGAGCTGCAGTCTTACCCGCAGTGTCGGAGTCAAACATTAAAACAATTTCTGTTGCTTGTTCCAACCATTCAAGTTGTTGTTGCAAATCTTTTTTTGCACCTTGACTGCCAGTCTTTACAGAAACACAAGCCCATTTTAAACCTTGCGCTTGAGCCATAGACATTGCGTCTATCTCTCCTTCTAAAATTACAATCTTTTTATTTGTGTCACGCCATAAATTTTGACCAAAGAGCGTAGCTTGTTTGCTATCTCCTAGCCATTGGAATGACTTGTCTGGATAACGTAGTTTCTGTGCAACTAATTTATTATGTTTGTCATAGTAGTTTGCAATTTGAACTGTTTTATTATTATGTTTTCCAGTTTGATAATTAAATTTGGTAGTCGTTGCCAAATTAATATGTCTTTTGTTGAGAGGTTTAAGTTCTCCTTGTATTAAATTGTTTGTCAATTTCGTTTCCTCTTTAGGTTCGTATTGTTTGTAATAATGTCCACAACCAAAACAATGGCCGTGTCCATCAGAAAAAACGCCAACATTATTTTTGCTACCACATTCGAAACATGGTGCGTGATAAGTGAAATCACTTTTTTCCATTTTGATATTTCCTTGAAATTTTTTTGACCCAAAATATTTGGTCTGAAAAGAAACGACCCCTACGGTACAGTTAAGTATTCGTAGGGGTCACTACAAAAGTAGTGCATATGAACTCACTACCTATAAAAGGTATATCCTAATTTAATTCCGTTATCCACTCTTTTGGAATGAAACCGTCAGCATATTTAAAATTATGCTTTTCACACCACATTGCGTATGTTGTTTTGGATTTTTTAGAAATCCTAGTTTTAGAATTTGAAAATACAAATCTTAAATCTAGATTAGGATACTGAGTCTTTACTAACAAACTTTTTTGTTTGTCTGCTGTTAAAAACCTACCTTTGCCTTCTATATACATAGGCTCACCATTTTTTTTCATTAAGATAAAATCTGGAGTGTATCTATGTACCTTTTCAGGTTTCGTATATTTTAAAGTTTTTGTTTCGTACTCGAAACTAATATTTTTAAGTTTTAATTGTCGAGCAATTTGTTCTTCTAAACCACTTCTATATTTAGAAGTCGTCTTTATCTTCTGGTATCTCAGTCGGTGCATCATTTGTGAACTCCTCAGTGGATTGCGTAGCCGAGTGTTCATATCCTTCTTCTTCTTTAAAACCGTAACCAGAAGAATTTGAGCCACCTTCAATTAAATTAATTATTTGTGCAGCTCTAAGTCTCATTGAGACTCCTGCCCCAACCATACTGGTAAAATACGGAATAAGTTCTGCACTTACTTTTATTTCAGAACCTCCCCATACATTTACATTTAACATTGGTTTTCCTTTTGCATCAAATAATGTAGGTTTGTTTTCAAAAGTATCTCCACTCTTTGTTGTAACTTTTGCTTTGCATTTAAATTTAAAAATTACATTTCCAGTGGGTTTACCTTCTTCATCTACTTCATCAAAGTATGGTGCATCAGCTTGTTTAACTTTTTTGCCATTTGATTTTTCGGCAGCAAGTTTCATGCTTTCTTCTCTTACTCCTTCAATTGATTTTACAATATCTTGAGCGTCTTTTTTATTTAGTATAAGATTTGTTTTATATTCACCTATTTCACTGAACTTAGTGTCCGGTGAACTGAGCCACGGATATTGTGCAACTCCTTTTGGTGTAACAATCTTTATGTACTTATTCTTCATTGTCATTTTCCTCATTTGTGGTTTCTTCATCTAAATAGCCTTTTTCAATTAGGGCTACGCCTTCGTCTAAAGGCATTTGAACGTACTTCATTTTTTACTCCGTTAGTTCTAATAGGGGTACTAATTAACCCACCTATGGATTGATTTAAGCAAAGAAAAATTCACTCTTTAAAACCTCGTTAATATCGAAGTCTCCTTGTGGAGGTACTTGAGGTAATTTTTCTTTTTGTGTGTCATTTAAGATAGGTAACATTGATTGTTTAAAATCTTCTAAAGGACAACCTTGAGAATACATATCAACAAATGTTTCTCTGATAGTGTCAGCTAAAGTTTGACTGTCTGCAGCCAATGTTCCAAACGAGTCATGCACATTACAAAAATGAGACACACCTTTTTCATGTGATTTTACAACCGTCATAAATAAATGTGCTGAGTCTTGTGCGTGTATGTAGTTTGGTGGACAGGAGTTTTTAGCTTTATTAACTGAAAACTTTTCTGTCTCAACGTTTATTCTTGGTTTTATTATTTCACCAAACAATTTAGTTTTAACTCTCATAGATTTAAATTCTGGATAATCTTGTATCACTGGAAATCCAACTGGATTATTCCAACGTACAGCGTGTCCAGATTTTGCTAAAACTTTAGCGCAATCTTGTAAGAATGACATACCTAATCTTGCCGAAGATAAAACTTCACCCATTGAGTCCCAAATCACTCCTGCCAAAAATGTACAAGCTTGAAATGATGCTGTCCCAAATGGATGTAGGTCACCCTGGTCTTTTCTTTTTACGATGTCCTCATCAACAAAATCACTACATGAGTATCTTGTTGAACCATAAGGACTAGTCATAATTGCTCTTTTAACAGTTGAACGTTTAACTCCAAACTTTAACCAAAGCTTTGCGAACTCACTGTCAGTCATTGTTTTTAAATTTTCAATAACTTTATCTTTTACTACTGTATAAACATCTTGCGGTCTTTCACTGTTTGCAAGATTAACAGCTTTTGCTGAAGGTGTATGTTTTAGTATTCCACTGTAATGCTGAATACCATTGCAACTCCCATCTTGGTTACAAATAAAATGACTTTCATAACCGTAACCTTTTTGTTTAAATTCACACCACTCATTGACCCACGCAAGAAATTGAAAAGGTTTGTCTGCGTGTTCCCATTCTTTAAATGTAAACGGGTCTGATTGTATTTCGTCAAACATTTGTTGGTTACTCATTACCCATTCTAGCTGTTCTTTACGACTAACTTTATCTATTCCAAATAGAGCTGCACCCGTAACTGCCAACCAAAATTCACCATTGTTTTCTTTTGTAATTTTTTTACCAGTACCAAATAAATGTAAAGCCTTTGCAAAATCAACGCCCTGTCCATTTAAATAATTAGTTACGTGGTAACATCTACTACGAAAATCTAATGTGTGTGCGTGATAAAAAACTTTGTCTTTAAACATATCAGCAATCCACAAAACTTTTGCAAACAATAATCTTTTAGATTTTTGTCTAGCATTTTCAGTGTGAATTAATACAGCTTGTTGTCTGTAAAGTTTACGAGCTTCGGTGTTAGTTTCAATGTCATGCGGTTTATTAGGCAAATCTTCCAGTTCAGCTTTCGGTAATCCTCCAATTGGAATATTTTTGTCCCAAGCTTTTTGTAAAACTTTTAATACAAAATTATTAATTTTATATGGTGTGCTTTGCATTGCATTTATGCCTCTATAAATAATAGGCATTTTAACATCTTTGATTTGCTGTAAGTTATCTCTGTTTCTATATTTAACTAAAGTTAATGGTTTTATGTGTCTTGAATAATAACCACCACCTGAAACTTTACCTTCCTCCCACATTCTAGGGACAACTAAAGTTGGAAAATATTCTGGTGCAAGAACTTCTAAGAAATCATTTCTATCATTAATCCATTGCAATGTTTTTTCAGTTGGCAATAAAACTTTCTCTTGTCTTTTTCTTTTGAGCTGCGCTTTCACTTCACACAAGCCAGTAGATAAAACCATTAATTCAATAAGTTTGTAACCAACGTGAACTTTTTCACTTCTTGTCCACAACACCCACTCTAATTTATTTTTTTGAGCAGACTCTCTAAGTTTCCTTCTTTTGTACATATATCCAAACGACCTTTTATCTAGGTCTGTTTTTACTATTCCATAATGCTCTGGATTGGACTCTTCAAACGTTCTTAATGCTACTTCATCTTCAATCTTACTG